CCGTGCGAAAAGCCGGTGTCTAGCCAACGTTGACTCTACACCTTACGAGTTTGCCGAGGATATTGGTGAAATTCGAGAAACTATTGAATTTCTAAGAAATCCTATTGCATCTATTGCCAATGTCGCCCGAGCTTACAAGCTCAAGAAGCAGCAAGTAGACCGTATCAAGGATGCTAAAAAACAGGCGAAAGCCTTAGCAGACTTGTGGAATACCTATCGCTTTGCCTTCTCACCCCTATTGCGTTCTGCAATGGGAGTGGCGGAGGCGCTTGCTGAGTGGGAATCTATTGGCCGGCCTGCGAGGCGTACTGCTCATGGAAAGTCTGACGACTTATCCAACTCTGAGCTAGAGTATACCTCAAATGTAAACGGAGTTTTCTTTCCAAAGTATCGGAAGGTTTGCTCTAATCACATTGAAAGCCATGCAGTTATCTACTATGAGGTTTCTAACCCTCTAGCAGATTGGCGTTTTAAACTCGGTTTGCGCTTGAAAGACATACCTGTTACTCTGTGGAATCTTTACCCACTGAGTTTCCTGTATGATCGGCTCTGGAATATCAGTGATATGATATCCGGAATCGTTAACTTTCTTGACCCAAACGTGACGTTCCTTGCCTGCTCGGAAACGCGTAAGCAGACGAAGACGACTAATCTGTCGTTTGTTGGATGCACGTGGTTCCCGGCATTATACCAGGCTGCGATCTCTCAACCGGACTCTGTTCAATGGAAGAATTTCCAATACAGACGTGCCGTTTGGGAGCCGCAAGTTCTTGATGTCGTCCCTCCGATAACTTGGAGAAACTTAGTCAAGGACATTACATCCATAACTGACCTTATTGCCATAACATTAGGCAGACTTCTTTAGTCGAGGTTATACAAACCCAAGGACCAAAAAATGTCTTTATCCAATGCTAGCGTTCTGTCTGGTGCCACTTTGGTGACACCAACAGGTGGTACGGCGATCTCGTTTACGTCTCTCGGGATTCGTAACAACACCAACCCTCTACACTGCACCGACGATGAATTGTCGGACCGCCGTGTGATTGTTGCGAGTTACAAACCCCCGAAGCCGTCCCCGGGCGCGCCGAACGGTTACACACAGGCTAGGCCGGCTGTTGTTTTCAAAAGCCCCTTCACCCCGGCTGATGGTAATCCTACCATCGAAACGATCCGTATTGAGTTCGGCCTCGACGTGAGGACGACTGCAGCACGTATCGCGGAGTTGAAGGTTATCGGTGTCCAGATGTTGCAGGACCCCGATTTTGCCAACCTGTGGTTGCTCGGCTCTCTTGATTAGTTCCAGCAATGAATCGCTGGGACTGGCTCACTTTGCTGATCGAGTTCTTAACAAGAATGAAATCAGACAAGGAAGTAAAGAAAGCTAAGCGTAACCGGTAACCACTAACTCTTCTCAAATAGGAGATATTCCAATGAGAAAGAAAGCTAAGATCTTTAGTCCTGACGAAATCAGAACACAGATTAGTCAGGCAGTTGAACGTGACATGAAGTCTAGCTCACTTGCGTATGCTAGATTTCACTGCCCGTCAGCGATGTTACGTTATAGGCTTGGAACCGAGATAGACAAGAAATATACGTCGATCTCTGGAAAGGACGCCGATTCGAGGCGTACGCTAGCGTTCATTAAGTTTTTGAACGTTAACATGCACATGGCCAATTTTGGTAAGGAAGATCTCGATCTTCCTCCCATAGGTTACGTGCAACCTCAGTCTCGCTATGATTATCGGAGCAATGTTCTTCTCCGTGCTCGAGCGATTCTACATTGGGTTCTTTCCCCATTTAGCGAAGATGAATGGTTTCATGCGACTAAGCATGGACCAGGTACCTCTATCGGTGTGCCCTATATGGACACATCAATCGAAGCTAAATCTAAGCTACCTATAACTGTGACTAGACGTGCAGCATCTCTACTAAAGCGATACCTCGAC